TCTACCACCTACGTAAGAAGTACCTTTAGCGTTTTCAGAACCAAATACTAATATAGTACAACTATTGTCACCATTAACATAACTTGCGTTAGTCATGTGAGCATAACCATAAGGCTGTACAGTGATAGTTTGAGAACCTGCAGCAGCAACGCTTACACGAGCTGTAACAGTTCCACCTGAACCACCTGAAATTAATACTTGATCACCAACTCTAATACCGTGTGTGTCTGTTTGTGATACACCATCAATGTTATGAGTAATATTAATAGTACTAGCTGTAACATCTAACATATCACATTTGTAAGATAAATGTAATCTACCTTGTTCTGACCAAATAACTTGATCAGCTGCCATAGCTTCCTCAGCACTAACTTGAGATAAGAAACCTGATATAGTTCTTTTACCAAAAACCTCAGCTTCTTTTTCCATTAAGTCAGGTAAGTACTGCTGTGCCCATCCATTGTTCTGGATGTCTAAATAATTCTCAGAAGTAGCTGCTTGTACTGCCGCGCCTCTACTTTGAGTTCCTGCCGTAATTGCCATTTTTAAATTTGTTTTTTAATTAATACTTATTTTCTTTTTTTGAACTTAAATTTAGCCACGCCACTATTGTCATCTGGGTTTAAAACCCTTACCTTTAATCCTCCCGCTTCAACTACACCGTGTTGTTGTCTTGGTGCCATATCTACGTTTTTAGATCTAGCGATACTGTCTTTTAAAGCATCTGCTTTACCTTGTTCATAAAAGTGGTTAGCAATAGCATCTGAGTTCATTGCTGTAAATAAGCCTTTGTGATAGTCTGCCGCGTTTTCCATTTTATTATTTTTATCTAGGAACTTCCCGACAAAATTATTAATGTCAACTTGCGTGTTTCTCACTCCCTCAACGTCGTTCACTTTGTAACGGTAGATTTTATCTCCAACTCTATAATCAAAACCTTTGAAATCGTTGTTAAAAACCTCGTCCGTTTTATTAATGAAAGCCTGCTGAGCCTCTTGTTGAACTCTCTGCATGTTTTGTGACTCTTGATAAAACTTTAAAGCTTCGCCTTGCTCTTCAGTGAGCTTGGAACCCATTTTAATGTCTTCGTAATATTTGGATTTTACACTTTCCAAGTGTTGCTTTGCTTTTGCTACTTGCTCTTTCAAAGCTAATTTTTTTCTTTTTATTTCTTTTTCATTGTCAAAACCTTCTTCGTACTTAAACTCTTCGTCCATTAAAAACGATATTTCCTCTTCGTTTAAATGTGGTTTTTCACTTCTATAATAAGCTCTTACCAAATCATCATTGTCCCACTCGTCATAGTTTTGATTTAACCTAACATAGTCTTGAACGTCCCCACCAGTGTCTTTCATAAAGTTAACTAGCTTTTGTACGTTTTCTGGCAACTCTGGTTTTGGAGGTAGCTCAACCTTAGGTTGCTCTACTATTATCTCCTCTAAAACCTGCTCGTTTTTTACCTCTTCAACAACTGGTTCCTCGACAGTTGCAACAGGCTCTTTTTTAGATAAATCAACCTTATAAATCTCTGGTTCCTTAACCGATATTTTAGGTTTTTTTACTTTTAGCTTTTCAACCTTTTCTTCTGCTTTAGGTTGTTCTTTTGGTGTAATTTCTTCAATTACATTTTCTTTGTTTTCTTCCATAATATAATATAATAATAATTAATAAACTTTATATACCTCCTCCCATAGCTCCTATATCAGGCATAAATCCTTGTTGCTTAGGTGTTTCAAAGTTTTTTGGAGGTTTACCACTTTTTCTCTGCTCTATTAGTTCAGACTGTTGAGTGGCTTGTATTTTTGTTCTTTCGTCCTTACGATCTTCTTTAGAGTCTTCTTTAGACTTCATAGCGTCAGCTTGTAGTTTAGCTAACCTTATTTGAATTTGGAACTCATGATCCATAAGATCTTTCTTTATTTGAGCCTCACGAGTCATTCTCTCTGCTTCGTACTGAGCTTTTATTTGCTCTAGCTGTTGCATTGACTGAGATTCGGACTGCTTTTTCTGTATTTCCATTTGAGCAGAGGCTTGTTGTGCTTGTATTTGAGCCTCGTTTTGCATTCTAATTTGCTCTTGTTGCATTCTTTGGTCTCTTTCAAGCTTTTTCTTTCTACGTAGTTTTAATAACTGATTAGCAAGTTTAACGCTTTTAATCTCTCTAACATCAATAGCATCTTCTAAGTCTATACCTTGTTGTGCTATAGCTGCTTGTATATTGTTTTCTAGTAGCTGTTTCTCCTCTTCATCTGGCATTAACTCTATAAATATACCAAAATCTCTTAAATGTAAATCTGACATTTCTTCTAGAGTCGCCACGTTGTGAGCACCTATTTGCTGTATAAAAGCGTCTTTAGTTGGAGAGTACTCTATAATATCTGATATTCTAAGCGATAGTTGTTCTGCTATCTCTGAAGTTATGAACAGACCAGCTTGTAGTATATGTCTTGTGGCTGTATTACTATTAGCAGCCGCTAACTTTTGAACACCAACCAAAGAGTACTTGTCTGGAGTAGCAGCATCTCTAGCTTCGTTTAAACCTGTTGTGTCTCTAATCATTTGTAAGTAGTAATTGTAAGTTTGTATTAAACTTTGCATTTTACCACCACCGTTGTTAGTTTGTATTTCTTGTATAGGCATTTTACCAGGATTCATATCGCCGTCAGAAGTAAAACTTCTACCGATAATACTACCTGTTTGAAAATACATATTTAAAGCCTCTTGAGGATTATAATTTGTTCCGTTCCCTAAATCTATTTCAGCTAAACCATCTGCATCTAAATAAATACCATCTGGAACTAATCTAGACATTACTTGTTGTAGTTTTAAATGAGTTAGTTGAATCATATCAGCAAAACCAGTTATTCTACTAACTAAACTTTCTATTCTACCATTGTACATACGTGGCGCAACTATAGTATAGTTCATTTTAACCTTGGTAACATCTGACTTAGGACGCATCATATTTTTAGCCATATCCCACTTAAGTAATTTATCAGTACCTAGTATCATAGCTCCTTCAAACAAAACCTCTATACATCTTTTTAAAGAAGAAAACCCAGCTTCCTCTGTTTGTGGTCCCTCAAAAGTATCGTCTCTTTCTATAGCCTTATTTCCTCCAGACTTAGTTTCTTTTACTTTATACACTTCGTTAGTATAAGTCTTGTAGTTAAAATACAGTACTCTTACCTTGTTAGAATCATTATCGTTTTTAGAGTCAAAGTTACTACCATAATCGTATTGATAATTATAGTTGTTTTTTACTATATCTTCTAAGTCTTCGTGCTTTAAATTTGGAAACTCTTTTACAAGCTCGTTAACAGGTATTTCTTTTACTTCGCCTACATAATATATATCCTCAAAATAAGGAGACTCAGTGTATGAATAAACTAAGTTAGCTGGATCGACATATTCTACCTTTACACCTTCAGATGTGTTAAAAGAAGTCTTTGTAGCACCAATACCCAAAACTGTTAAATCATAGTAAAACTGCTTTTTAATTAATTCGTATCTATTAGCCTCTAACAAAGTATTTATCGCCTGCTCTTCAGCTATTTCTACCGACTGCTTATAAGTGAGTTGCATGTGTAGCTCTAACTCTTGTTCTGATTGAGGTATTTTTGACTTATCGTTTTCGTTAACTGTTAAACCTAAGGTTTCTTCAACTAACTGGTTCAAATCTTTTGTCTGCATATCGCCTAGTAAAGACTCCATATATTCAGTTCTTTGAGAAACACCGTGTGGGTCTTGTGAAAACGCTTTTATGTCGTACATTCTTTCGGCTATACCGTTTACAACTATATCTACAAATTTAGGTATAATTGGAACTGGTTTCCAGTCTAGGTTTAAGTAGCTTAAGTCACCATTTATAGATAACTCATCTTTATATTTTTGTATCGACTGTTCTCCTCTAGCGTATAGTCTTAATCTATGAAAATCATTATATGCGTTTAAGTATTTGCTTCTATAATTAGTTCTATCGAACCATTCTTTTTCTATAGCTCTACCGACTTGTAAGCCATATTCACTAGTCATCTTTTCAAGATCACTAACAACTTGGCTTGGAAAACCTCCTGTCATACCTGCTTTTCTCATATTCGCTATTTAATTAATTCTGAAGCATTACCTCTATTGTTATATTTCGCAATGCTTATATTTAGTTTTGGTTTTTCTATTCTTGGATTAGGAGCATACAAATGTCTATTGCAAGCCATAATCGCTAAACCACTACTTATAGTGGCGTCAAACTTTGTTCTTTTGGTTATATCAAATTTACTCCAATCGTTTAGAGTTCTGTTAAAATATATGTTACCATAATTACCATCTCCTAGATGACCTACGTGCTGTTGTATATATGTTTCAATCGCAGCCGCGTGTGCTTGTTTTATATCTTCGCTTGAGTTTGGTATACCACCTACTTCTTTTTCAGCTGTAGACAATTTGTTCCAAGATTTATCAGGCCTGTTCATACTATACCCTCTGTACCCTCTCCTTCTTAAATAGTATAATAATCTTGGTTTATTATTTTCAGCTAATATTGGCATGCCATAAAAAACCAACGACATTAACACATCTTCAAAAAATATGTCAGCTGTTGGTGGTCTTGATATGTATTCTAAAAAGAAGTGATTTGGAGGGGCGTCTTCCATACTAAACTTGGTCAATCCGTGTAAAGCGCCATTAGAGCCTCTACCATCTACCGTTCCTGATATATCGTAACTATCACACCCAAAAGCCCCCATGTGCTCGTTACCAGGATGTTTTATACCGTTTTTAATTATAATTCTATTCTGCAAGTGGTTTGGTGGTACCCAGCTTACTTTAAATCTACCTTTTGGATCTGGATAAAATATAACCTGCGTGTCTTTTACACCGTTCACCCATTGAAAGTTACCGGTTGAAACATTAGCGCCACTACCAACTCCTTCGTTGTAATCTATTTGCTCATAAAGTTTAACTAAATTAAATATACTATTTTTAGTTTCATCTCTAAAAGCGTGCTCTTCAGTTCTTGGGAATTGTCTATAAAACTCATTCAATGCATCGTGATCATCTTTTAATCCTTCAGCTTCGTTTTCCCAGTGTTCTATTATTCCATAGTCTATTAATTCGCCATCTGGTCCGAGAACATCATCACCTGGGTTATCAAATACAGGTTGTCCGTATTCGTCAATAAATCCTTCATAGTTCCATTCCATTGGGATAAACAAAGAATATAAACCAGACTTTGTCTGTCCATTTCTATTTCGCTTAGTAACATCTGAGTCATTATATAATTTTTTAAAATTATCTCCTCCCTTATCTAAAGCGTTTGAGGTACTACCCATCATACACTTTCCAACTATTTTACTACCTAATCGTAAACATGTTTTTGTAACTCTCCAGTTGTTTAATATATTGTCAGGTCTTTCCCATTTACCACTTTCATCATGGACTAATAAGTTTAGCTTTTCCCCATCGTAACTATTGTCACCAGTATTTTTCCAGTCAATAGTTGTGTCTAATCCTTCTAATTGTTCAACCTTTTCGTTTGATGTTATTTTCTTTCTCGTGAACTTACTAGCCGGCACTCTATACGCTAACTCGGATTTAGGTCTATCCATACCATCTTGTATTGGTTTGAAAAAGAAAGGGTAGTTAATTGATATAGGTACAACTTTATCAGTAAACATTTTCTTAGCATCAGAACCACTTTTAGATAGTATTCCATATCTACTATCACTTGCTAACGTAGCTAAATTAACAGTTTCTGCACTCGACATAAAAGAAAAACCAGAACGCCTGTTTTTAAGATAACACATACCATAACATCTTTTATCAGCCTTGCAAGCTTCCCAAAATATAAAAAACAGTCTATTTGCCTCTCTAAAATCTGGAGCACCAACATCAATTTTGCTCCATTGTAAATACATATAGTGGCTTCCTGTTATCCACGTGGGTTTACCGTTGTTGGTAAACCAAAACCCTTCTTCTCTTCTTTTAAACTCTTCGTCTATATAATCGAACCATTGTTCTTTTTGTTCTTCAGGATATGCCCTCCAATCAAATATATTTTTAAGTTTACCAAGTTCTTTTGGTTGTTCTGTTTTGACCCATTTGTTGTCTGGATGCTTATATATTTCTTTAGGTGCTTTAGGTAGAGCTATAACTAAATTTTGTATTTCTATTATTTCGCCTATAATACCGTTCTTAGACAAAACTATTATATCGTGTTCTTTGTTGTAACCATACTTCCATTTCTTACCTCGATTCATTCTAGTAATCGTGGTTTTTTTTATCGGCTCAACTATGTTAACTAAACTTTGCTTGTACATTACTTAGATCTACCTTCTGCGAATCCTTTAAAGACCGTTTTCTCTGCCTCTTTAGGTGTTTTGCCCTCAAGCAGGTTTTCTTCTTCTTGTATTCTGTTAAGTATTTCGAATGCGTCAAATATAGCTAATTTTTTAGTAGCTGCAGCATTCTTTAATCTATCAGCAGAAACATCGTCTTCTGTGTTAGTAATAATTTTTTCTTTAGCAACGTTGATTAGTTCTTCAACTGCTCTGTGCCCAGCTTGGATTATACGTTTCTTCGTTTCCTTCGTACTCATATTTAATTGTAATAAATTTATTCATAACTCTATATAAACGCTTTCCGTCTATAATAAACTCGTATTCAGAAAAAGGTGTAAAGCCAACCAAGTCTCCTTTGTCGAACTCTCCGTCAGTATATTTGACTATACCCACACACTTTTCTTCTTCTCCTGGTTTTAGCTTGTCTCTTTGTTTTATAGGTTGTACAAAACAATATCCTTTAGTAGGTTTCCACTTATTATTTTTTTTATATAAAAATATTTGGTCTTCTTTTACTAAGTATGTATTTTCATTAAAAAAACTTCTACTATTCTTTTCTTTACCCCTAACATTATGCCAACGTCTAAAAACATTGTGATGTACTATAACTGTATCTCCAGGTTTTATTTCTGTTTCAAAAGCCGTAGGAACTGATTTAACAATAGCTTCTCTATTTACAAATTGATGATTATAAACCTCCGTGTTTAATATCAAGTCTTTATCACCAACTTTT